ATTTAATGATTTATTAAATGGATATAAAGAAATTAATGATGAAAATTTAAAATCATTATTATCTAAAAAAATAAAAGATAATTAAATAACTATTAATATGAAAGTTCATCATAATAATCAACCATCGGAATACTTAATTATTAATTTTAAAATTAATAAAAATGATAATAACAATATTAATTTAGATATTATAGATAATTATTATTTAACAATTAGTGAATGGATTAAACATATTTTAGATACATATGATTCTAGATTTAATTGGAATTTTTATATTTGTAATTTAAATTTTAATATTATTAGAGTATTTATTTATATTAATAAACAACAATATGCAAAAATGGATAATGAAACAAATTCTTTATATATAACAAATTCATTTTATGATATACATAAATATAATATTAATTTAGATATTTTATTAACGTTTATTAGAAATAAAGATTTTAATTTATTACTAAATAATAAAACTTATAATTATGATACTTTAACATCTGAATCTGGTTCAAGTTCTGGATCTGATTATGAATCAGATAATTTATATACAAATTTAGATTATACACATTTAGATATTGTTAATGAGGATAATTTAATAGATACTATTGGAATTTCTGGTGTAAAATATGATACTTTTATTTCTGAATTAAATAAAGTTTATTTATTAAAATTTAGTTATTATAAAAATGATAGTAATGTAAATGATATTTTTTCAGAAGATATTTATAAAAAATTAACTGAAAACAATGAATTATTTTGGATAACCTCTTATAATAACTATTTATTATTTTTAAAGGCATCAAATATACATATTGATATAAATAATGGAAATAATATTAATAATTCTTTATTATTTAATTTTATTAATGAAATTAAATTAAATAAATAGTTTATATTATTATATATTAAAATATGAAATTTTCAAATAATATAAAATCAAAATATTTAATTTTAAATATTAAATTTAAAAAAATACAAGAAAAATATTCTCTTAATGAAATAAAAACAATTTTAATTGAATGGGTTGAAGAAAGTTTATTATTTAATTATAATAAAGAATTAAATTGGAATATTGGTATTTATATTCCATCTAATTTTTATTTATTAGATACTGATAATAATTATAACAGTACTATGTTAAATAAAAATAAATTATTAGAAAGTTTATTAGTTAAAGTATTTATTTATATCGATAATACATATTATCCAGAAATGGATGAAAACTTATTATATAATAATAGAATTTATAATACCGAAATTTTTAATGAAATACATCCGGATGATATAATTGAACATTTTAATGTAAATAATGATTTATTATTAATTAATAGTGAAACTATTCTTGAATCTTTAAGTATTTCAGGAATGGAATATTATGAATTTTATAATATATTAAATTCTATTTTATTAGGAGATTTATTTAATATAGATAATTTAGATGATATTATTTTTATTAATTTAAAAAATATAAAATTGAATAATAAATATAAATTAATACAACCAATCGAACAAAGAATTCATTTTATTAATAATCTATTGTATAATTCTTAAATGAGTTTACTTAAATTAGATTATAATTCAAAGTATTTAATTATAGGTATTAAATATAATATACCTTTTTCATTTAGTAAAATAAAAAAAAATATATTTAACATTATAGATTATTATGATCATTATGATACTATAACATGGTATGTAATTCAAAATATAAATAATAAAGAAAATATTATTTATTATTATATTTATACAATAGATAATGTTTATATAAATTTAAGTAAAATAAAAAATATATTAAAACATCTAAAATTTTTTAATAATAATAATTTATATATTTCTATTTGTTGTTATCCAGAAAAAATATTTAAAAAAGAAATAACTAAAAATAATAATAATTTATCTACAATATATATAAAAAAAAAGAGTTGGAAATATCAATGTATACATGAAAATTCAATCTGTAATAATAATTGTAATAATAAATATCTTATTCCCAATAAAAATAAAAATATTTAATATTACTATTTTTTTTTCTTTCTGATAATTCTTTTTTAATTAAATCTATTTTAATTAAATCACATAATGTATTTTTTCTTAATTTAACTTTAGATAAATCTATATTTAATGTTTTACAAATATCTATCAGATCTCCTTTATCTTTAAATAAACAATTTAATCCAGATTCTAATTGTCTCATATCTTTTAATTTTTTATCATATATATTAGGTTTTCTAATTTTAAATATAATATCAAATCCTATAGTAGTTTTTTCTAAATAACCGACTAATAATTTATTATCTGTATAATTAATATTAATTTTATTATAATTTAATTTTTGAAACCAATTCCCAGATGGATGATAAAATTTAAATGCTTTATCAAAAATATGACCAATTGGTAATAAATAATCAAAAATTTTTATTTGTTTATTTTTTTTTAATAAATAATTTTGAGATTCAGATAATGCTCTATTATAAAAATTAAAATAAATTTTATTATTACTTTGACTAATTTGTTCATTTTCTTCTTCTAATGAATTAATTAAATTAGAATAATTATAATTATCATTTTCATCATCGGATATTGTATAATTCATCATTTTTGTAGATATTATATATTTAGAATATAAATCTGATAATTCTTTATCTAATCTATTTGCAAATATAATTATATGAAATTTATTATAAAAATATAATAATTTAAAATAGAAATCATGATCACTATTTTTAATAATATTATCATTAGTATAAATATTAAAAAAGTATCCTATAATTTCTTCAATTAATTGTAAATGAAATTCTGAATCAAATTCATATATTATTTCAATTAAATCTTCAATCTTAGTATTTTGATATTTTTCAATTAAATATTTTTTATTATTATCATAATCATTAATTTTAAATTCTGTATTTAATAATTCAGTTAAATTAATTTTATTATTTATTTCTGTTTTATTATTTCTATATAAAGTATCTACATCAAATTCAATATTATCATAAAAATTTTCTTTATTAATTTCTTGATATGGTAATAAAATATAATATTGATTAGTATAAATTATTACATTTCTATTATTATTAATATCAATTATAAATTTATCATTAGTGTCAAATAAATTATCAATTAAATTAGAATTATATTCTTGAGAATTTTGATAAATAATATTATCTTTTTTATATACTAAAAAATCTAATGCTATTATAAATGAATTTTGTGATATTAATTTAGTATCAAAATTCATTTTAAAATATGGATTTTGAATTCTATTATATAAATCATTAAATGTCCAGATATTAGATTCTTCTATAAATACACGTTTAATCATATATTTACAAATATTAATTTCATTATTATAATAATAAGTATTAAATGTTGATAAATTTAATTTATTATTATTTATTTTTACTAATTTATTTTTATTTATTGGTTCAATATAATATATATCATTTCTATCATTATTATTATCTATTGGAAAATTTATATTATAATTAATATTTAAATCAATAGCATTTTCTATAAATAAATTATTAATTTGTTGAATAACTTTATAAATATCTATTTTATATTTATATTTAACTTCTTCATATGAATATAAATATTTTTTAGATTTTTTTTGAATATAATCTGGTAAACTAGATACTAATATATAAATATTAACTTTTTTATTTAATTCTGGTAATAGTATATGTGAATTTTTTCGAATAGCTCTTCCAAAAATTTGAATTAATGTTGATATATTATCTGGTTGATGTAATATTAACATATTTTGTATAGCCTTTAAATTATATGATTCTTTAATAGCTTTAGAACCTAAAATTATTCTAATATTGTTACCATTTACATTAGAATCTAAATTAAATTGATCTAATTCTTTATCAATTATATTCTTTGTATATAAACTAGAAATAATAATAAATTTAATAGGTTCAAATTCATGATCTATTTTTTTATCTGAATCATGAATATGTTTATATTTATAACATTTATTACATCTTGAATATTTTGTAGGTAAATCATTAATATTTAAATAACCATTCATTTTAAATATTTCACAAATTAAATTTACTCCAGATATTTGAACAAAATTATGATAAATAAAAATTTTACCTTTATTATTTAATATTATATCTTCAATAATTTCTAACATTTTATAATATTTTGTTGAATATTTTTTTATATTCTCTTTTTGTAAAAAATTACCAGTTAATGTATTTTTTAATATTTTATCATTTTTAATTATATCAATTTCATTTTTTTGTTTCCAATCATTAGATACATTAGATATTTCTTTAATTATATCATTTTTTATATATAATCCTATTTTTTTATCATTTGGATTTTCAATAACAATATCATTTAAATACCTATTATTTAATTCTAAATTTATAGGATATTCTTTTAAATTTGATACTATATCTATTATTTCTTCGGTATCTATATTTTCTGAATCAATATCTGTTTCGGTTTCATTTATATCAATATTTTTATCCTTAATATATTCATCAGAAACTTTTTTATATGTTTTAAAATGTAAATCAGACATAGGACATCTTATAAATTTTAAATAATCTATATTATCAATTTTATTACCTTTTATTTCCTTAGATGGATATGCTGTTAAATCCATATCTTTTAAATATGATATTTTTCCATAAATATATTTTTTTATTAAATTATAACCCTTTTCGGTTATTTTATTAAATTTATTAAAAATCTGATTTTTATCTATATAAATTTCACTATTTAATAAATTTAATAAACTTATAATTTCAATTGGTTTATTATTAATAGGAGTTGCTGATAAAAATAAAGTACGTAATGATTTTTGTTTATCATGATATTTAAATATAATTCTTAAACACATACCCCAATTATTTATATTTAAAGAGTTATATACATTATGAATTTCATCACATATAATTAAAGAATTTGTAAATGATTCTAAAAATTGTACATTTAATTTAACTATATTTTTTGTTAAAAAATATTCTAATTCTTGTTCATCTTTAATATCAGATAATTGTAATTTATCATTAATATTATTTTTTATTAATAATTTATTTACTAATTCTTTATATCCTATAAAATCAAAATAACCATTTCCTCTTTTTGATTTTAATCTTTGACTATATTTAATTTTTAATTCTTTTAATAATTGTATATCTTTATCTAAATTATATTTTGATATATTATTTTTAATCATGGTCATTTGTTCTATTTCTTTTTTATTTACAATACCAAACTCTGGTCGTGATAATAATTCCTTTTTAAATACATTTTTTGTAAAACCAATAATATAAACCATACCTGTATTTTCATTTTTATTTATCAGTTTATTTTCTTTATATATATTAATAAAATTTAAAGCAACAGATAAAGATGTTATTGTTTTTCCAACACCTGTAGAATGAACTAATAATAATTTATCATATTTTGTATTAGGACTTATAAAATTAGTAATAAATCTTTGATAATTATTTAAAATTAATTTATTATCATCTTTAATCAAATTATCTATATAATAATTATTTTTATCATTATTTTCAATTAAATTTTCAATAAATTCTTTTCTATTATTGATATCATTTATAAAATTAATATCTTCAATATTTAGATAAGACATTTTTATATTAATAATATTATATTAATATTTATTAAGAAAAAAAAATAAAATTTAATTCATTATTCTGTAATTATTTTAGTGCCTGAATGTAAATAATTATGATTAATATAAATATCAAGTCTTATAATTCTTTTATTATTTTTTTGTGATATTTTTAAATATAAAGGTAATTTATTATATATTGTAAGTAAAGTTTTATATATTAGATGATAATATAAAAATTTATTAGTATTTATTATTTTACTGCTAGTTAATGGAATTAATTTAATAATTTTAATAGGTATATTAATTAATCTAATTAATTGAACAATATTATTATATAATATATCAATATTATTTGACATCCATTTTAAGTTAGATCTTTTAATTAATGAAGGCATTATGATAGTTATTATATAAAAAAAAACAATTCAATTTTTATTTTTACCACCCAATATGAGAAAGTTCATTTATTTGTAATAATCTTACAAAATTCATAAATTTTCTATTTAATGATAAATTATTATCATGATAAATTATTCTTAATCTATTGCAATTTAATGGTATAATTTTTTGAAATGTTAACGTCATAAAATCTTCTTTATATTCTTCAGGATAATATAATATATAATATGTTTGTATATCTTTTTTATTTAAATTAAATAAAAGAGATTGATAATTTGTATATTCTTGAGTAATTCTAATTCTAGAAATTGATTTTTTATAAAATTTTTGAATTTTATTTATATTTTGTTTATATAATAAATTAATTTTATTATAATTATTTTTTGTTATAAATCTTTGTTTATTATAAGGTAAATACTCAAAAATTTTAGATACTAAATCTTCTGGAATAATATTATTATTCATTATTATATTTTATTTAGTATAATAATAATTCAATTTTAATTATGGACTATTATAATAAAATTTTAGAATACGAAAATATTACTAAATTTCCATTTAATCTAAATTTAGATTTAACTAAAAATATTGTTTTTACAAAAAATGAAATTGAGTTAGAATATATTAAAGATTATAATATATATAAAGATCAAAAAAATAAAAAGGGTTCAAATGAAATTAAAAATAATATTCATATATATTCTTATACATCTGAAATTTAATTAAATTTTAGATTATCTAATTTTTTATCAATATCATTTGAATCTTCTTCATCATCATCAGTTACATATTCAACTTCATACTCTTCTT